GCAAAACTTTTCCTTTAGCCTTGTTCCATCTTTTCATTTGTGGAACTACCTCATCATATTCTTGATTATTTAATTTTTTTAACATGGTTGATGAATTAAGATTACTTGCACCTAAATTAAATGTCCATGATACCAAAGCATCAAACTGACATTGAACCATAGCCCTTTGTACTGCTTTATCTACAGCCTCTTCAAATACTTCTATATCTTTTAATAATAGTTCTTCAGCTTCTTCTTGTGTAATTTTATCGCCTTCTTTTACACCTTTAGTTGATCCGTAGCCTATTGTCCAAACGCCAGCAGCGCATTTGTAGGCTTCTAATTTACAACCTTCAAATTTTTTAATTATAGCCAATCCTTCTTTTGATATATTCATGTTATTCCTTTTTGTCGCTAGTGTGAGATGCTCCAAAATAGAACGAAATAATTGCACTTGCCAGTCCTCCAAGATAACCAAGCACTAAATTAATAAGTGCTTCACTATTTTGTTCTGGTGGTTGAAGTGTAACCAAAAATATATAACCAAGAAAACCGCCTATAGTAAATAAACCTATAATACGAGCAGTCCAATCTTTACTAAATAAACCTCTAGCGTTTTGTTTATCTTGTGTTTCTAATTTAAAAACATCAACATCAAGTTCTTTCATTTGAACTTCAAACTCTTGTTCAGCTTTTTTAAGTTCAAGCATTTGTTCTGGTGTGGCGTTTTGTATTGCTTGTTGCACAGATTTTTGGTCGTTAGATACACCTAATACATCTGCTATCTTGTTCATAGCCATTCCGCCTAAAGGCCCGCTAATTGCCGTGCCTAATGTTGGTGCTACAGCACCTATTATATTTTTTAAAATATTCTTCATAAAATCACCGTTATTATTGCAATAGATAAAGCGCCAATAAAACCAAAGACTCCAAATGTTGCCATTTTAATAGTGTTATTTATTGATGCTATTTCTTGTTTTATATCTGCAAACTCATTAAATGCTGTTTTCCAACGTTCCTCGTTTTCTTTTTTTGAAATCGCTAAGTCGGCAGCTACATGGCTTGCTGTTATTCTTTTTGTAGTCATATAGTTGTATAGATTTTTAAATATTTTAATTTTCCTTTAACCTTAATAGATTTTAGTGATTTTAACTCAAAATCGCAATTTTTTGCAGTATTTTCACCAATTAGTATATCGACACCAACATCCTTAGTTGCCGACTCTAATCTTGCTGCGGTGTTTACACAATCTCCAATAGCCGAATAATCAAATCTAGTATCACTACCCATGTTACCAATAACAGCCTCTCCAGTATTTACGCCTATGCCAATTTTTAACGGTATATCAGTAATTTGCATATCTTCCTGTATTTTTTGTGCAGCAAGTATTGCTTGGTTTTGATGCTCTGGTAAATCTAATGGAGCATTAAATATAGCCATCATTGCATCGCCTATATACTTATCAACCATGCCGCCATATTTTTGAACTGCATTAGATTGAATTGTTAGCGCTTGGTTCATTAGCTCAGTAACTTGTTCTGGTTCCAATCTTTCTGATAAAGAAGTAAATCCTCTGACATCAGTAAATAAAAATGTTGCCTCTTTTTTTTCACCACCAAGTTTTAATAAACTAGGATTATCTTGTAATTGTTTTACTTGACGCGGATCAAGATAATGTTCAAATTGTTTTTTTATCTCTTGTCGCAATTTATATTGTTTTTGGTAGTTAAGATAGAAAGAAATCGTTGAAGTTATAATTTGTGATACAAAAGTCCATGAAAAATCAATCAAAACACCCTTTTGGATGCTAAAAACTCCTAAGAAGCCCGTGGTGGACAAGATAATTACAAATATACTTGCACCCTTAACCACATTAAAATAATTGATTGTGAGCCATGTCAGCGACACAAAAATTAGCAAAATTAAAATTTCAGCTGCTAAGTGCCAATCTGGTATATATGGACTATCTTGTATTAAAATTGACTCAGCAAGTGCTGCTTGAATCTTGTGTGGTTCTAACAAACCAACTGGAGTTGCAATCTGTGGCATGACTCCGTTAGCAGTTACGCCTATAAATACAAACTTACCGTTTACGTTCATTTCTTGTAAATCGGTTTGTGGTGTGTCTACCCAACTAATCCATTTACGACCAAAGCTATCTGTTTTAATTGGTGGTATTCCTTGTATTGATATTTCTTCTATGCCATTATCATTAGTTTTTATAATGTAAGTTTTTACATTAAACAAAGATTTGTATATTTGTGTGCCAAAACTTGGCATCCATTCGTTATTAGGTGTTTTAACTAAAAGGGGTATTCTTCTTACAAGTTGGTCAACTTCGATGGGAGCAATGGCTAAACCTTGCAATGTATTATTTGTAAGAGTGTTCAGGTTTTCCTTAACTCCCATTGATACTATACCACCATTATCATTACCCATAACAACTGTGCCAGGTGATTTAGGATATTTACCTTTTCCATCTTCAAACATAGCTATAACCGATGGTGCATAACCAAGCGCTGTTGCAAACATTTCATCACCACCCATACGATCAGCTTGTGGAAAAGATATAACCCAACCCACACCTACAGCACCTTCGTTAATTAAATCTATTTGTATTTCTGCTAGTCTTTGTCTTGGTAAGGGCCAACCGCCTTCTCGCTCTACATCTTCTTCAGTTATATTAAGTATTACAAAATTATTAGATGGTTCTGGTGTTTTTACAAAAGTGTCAAAAATTTTTAATTTTAGTATTTCTGTTGGGGTGCTTTGAAATATTAGAGGTAAACTTAATATTATAAGTAATGGTAATAATAGTCGTTTCATTTAATCACTCTGAGTGATAGTAATAACACTATCGCTGCCTCCGTTGACTTTAATTATATTTGAAACACCATCTTGTATCAAAATGACTGTGTAAGCATCGCTACCGTTTAGGTCTAACCTTACGCTTTCATTTACTTCCCTTCTTAAACTTACAAGATTACCAGTTATAAGTGTTGTTATTTGCGTGTCAGGATCTTTACCTAATAAAGTACCAGATATTTGTGTGCTAGTTGCTTGTGCTAATTTATCTTCTTCTTCTGCTATTGCTAAGGCATCTAATACATTAAGCAGGTCTTCAAGATAGTTTACATCAAGATAATTTATGTCTAGTTCTGTAAACTCTAAATCATCTTCTAAAAAGTCTTCTGCAAGATAATCTATATCTAAATCGTTAAAATCTAAAACGCTGTCAGTTTTTGTGCTAGTAGTTTCTTCTTCTATAACCACCTCTTCTTTAGGCGGTGTAACAATTAACATATTGTCTATAACATCTAGTGTTAAATCTAAGATTACTGGTTTTGTTGGGGTTGATTCAAATACATTTACAGTAGTTGCTTGATAGGGTTTGTTTAGTGTTACTGTTCCCATGCCAGTAGTTACTAATATTTCGCCACTAGATAAACCAAACTTATCAGGTAATAAAATAATTAAACTACGACCAAGTTCATCAACTGTAGCAGTAAAGTCAGTACCACGTAT